GAGAACAATAGAAGCTAAGCCAGTGTCACTAGCTGATCCTGTAATATTAAGTAGAGGTGCTGTTGTTCCTAGTGGAATAGTTGCTTCTGGTCCTTTCTGTGTCCAAGGTAGAGCACTTGTAAAATAATCATGTTGCCATGCTCTGTTTTTAAGTTCTTGCCAGCCTGCTTGTAAAGCATTACTTCCGGACTGTGCTTCGTCATCTATTTTATCACATAAATTTTGATCTCTGTAATATTCATTATAGATTTTCCAATAAGCCATAAATGGTAAACAGCTAATCTTTTCACTAGCTCCTAAACTACCTGTAGGTAATCCTAAATAATCTGGTAATGTACCTTCTGTAACCGTCATACTTGAGAAATATGGGGCTACTGGTGGAACATATCCTGGATCGGCTGCGTCTTCTCCTCCTGTTATATACTCTTGCCATTCAGGCCAAAGTATCCTATTAGGTACAAAGAAGAAATGACAGTATACGCTTGATTCATGCATGATTGGTGCAATTAATGGAGCGAATCTGACTAATTGCGTCGTTTTAATATTAAAGCTATCTCCTGGGACGCATTCCATAACTGAGATAGGCGTGATTTTTCCTATAGACATAGAGAATTTTCTGCTATGAGATAGGTCAAATGTATTGTGTTGAGGTCGTGGCATTGCCACTTTACTAAAAATACTCATAATTGTTTATTTATCTTTGCCAAAAATATCTGTTAAATGTGTAGTTGGGTGGTTTTTTTCCAATATTTGAAAAGAAACCAGAGAACGGTGATATAAGATTTCTTACTGTGTTTGATACTGCTTCTGCTCCTTTTAATCCTAAAGCTATGTTAGCTTTTGTTTTAAATGATCTTCTACCTTCTTCTGTTCTTAAATCATCTCCTAAAGCCATAGCCATTTGTGTTACTACTGATCCACTATAACCAGCTTGTGCCCAATCGAGGGCAGCTTGTTGTAGTTTGTTTGATAATACCATACCATCTAACTTTGTCATTGCTTGTTTGATAACAGCTTCTGATGTTTTTCCTTTTATAAGAGCATCTAATTTAGCTATTGAAGCATCTGAGCTTGTTTTTGATATTAAATCGTCTGCCTGTGCATCTAATAATGATTTTTTACTACCTGTGAGTCCTGCATCTGCTGTATTTTTCATACCTTGAGTTGCTTTAAGTAATACATCTGCTTTTAAATTATTAGTTTGAGCTTGTTTAACTCTAGTATCCATAAATGGAGTTATAGGGTTATTAAATTGATATTGAGGAGCTTGTGCTTGAAGTTGTTTTCCTGGAGCTATTGATTGAGCGTTTCCTACGGCTGATCCAGGTGATGAGCCATAAATAAGGTTTGGATTAAGTCCTGCTTCTGAAAGTCTAGCCATTTGTTGTAGTGGATGATTATATTGATTTACTTTATTCCACATTGCTTGATCGTATGCTCTACGGTCTAATTCTCTAGCTTGTTCGTACTTTCTTCTACCTCTTTCCTCTTTTTTTCTATAATGACGATTAAGAATATCTGATCCTATTCCGAATAGTCCTCCTAATGCTCCCCAAGGGCTAAAACCTCCTCCACTCTTTTGTTGAGGTGGGGGAGGTGTTGAAGGTTGTATGAATGATCCGGGTACGAACGGCATTACTTATCTGTTTTATTAATTTTATCTAGTCTTTCTAACTCATTGTTAGAAGTTTTGATAGTTTCACTTACTCCTTGAATTAAATCATCGAATGATATAAGTCTGAGCTGTAAGAGTCTAAGTTGTTGTTCACAACTTACACACGTTGAGAGTACGAGATTTTTTAGTAAATCTTCGTTTTTTAACTCTTTTTCGGTTTTTAGGGTGTTTTTATTATTTTCCATAAGTATATATATTTGTATTTAACATAAAAATGTTATATAATTTATATTAAGTATCGTTATTTTCCTAATGTTTTTGACACTTTTTTTTTAAAATCTAGTTAGCACTTTCACTTCGTTTTTGTTTTTATTCGATTTTGTAAAATTGTTTTGTGTCAATTAGCACTAATATATCAAGTAGGATATTAGTGCTATAACAAAAAACCCCTTATTGTTTAGGGGTTTTTTTATCAGCGTCTTTATCATCCGCTTCTTTTTCGGCCTCTGTGTCTTCGACCACAGGTTTTTGCGGTTTACTGGATTCTATTTCCGCATTAATTTGCTTTGTGAGTTCTTTGCGTTTTTCCTCGAGATCCTTTTTGTATTCTAACATCTCTGTTAAATCATTGAATCGAGGAACTTCTGTATCAAAGTATTCTCCTTGTTTATCGACTGCTCCGAGAGGTACTCCTCTTGAATGCCTTTCTAATAGTTCTTGAATTGTTAAATTCTGATCGGGTAAAGTCATGCTTTTACCCATCTTTTTCTTATAACCAGAGCTTTGGTATACCTTACCAGAGAACTGAGTTCTTATTACTTTTTTACGTTTTGTCATAATTTCGCGCGTTTAAGTTTTAAAGTTTTCTCCCTTTTATCTACCATATCTATCCAAACATCTCGTTTGGTTTTACCATCCATTTCTAGGAAATCGGGAGTTTTCATTTCTTGAATAGTTAACCATTCTTTAAAGAGTTCTTTTAATTCTGATTTAGTAAATATCTTGTTTTTATAATATCTAGGCATTGAAAGGATATGACCATTTTCGTGTACTATACAGAATAATTGTCTGTCTTTATAGTATTTGATCATTTGTGGGGTAAGATAACATTCTCCTAGTCCTTTAGACATGAGTTGAAATTCGGGTACTCTATCGTCATGTATTCCGAATTCTTTGTCTATAAGTTTCTTAGTACCGCCTTTAGTAATGTAGCCAACAACATAATTGATAGTAGCAAGATTACTAGGTGTAACAAGTACGTGTCCATGCTTCCAGGTATCTCTAATTTGCGTAGCACTGTTAATAATGTCTTGTGGTAAGTTAAATACGATTGCATGATAATGGGGTCTAGCGGTTTTGGTTCCATATTCGCCACATGCGAAATATTTAAGGCGTTTGGGACCTTTTTGATTTGGGACTAGCTTTCTAAGACGTTTAAAGAAATTCTGATAATCTTTCTTAATAAGCGTAGGTAAGCCATTTGCTGATAAGGGGGCTTTTTCATAAGTAAGGGTAAGAAAACATGATGTTTTAGCTTTCTTGGATTCTTCATTAATTCTAAATGACCAATGCGATGATCTCCTCTTAAGGCATGGTATACACTTTCCACAGGGTACGGGAGTCATAAGATTCTCGTTCCTTATATCTAAGTTTTTACTCTTTACCAGAAAAGGAGATTGACATTGCATAACATAAACTATAACCTAATACCTCCACGAGAAACTCGGAAACTATTATATTTTTTAGACTTGCGTTTTTGCATACCAAGTCTTTTTTTAAATCCTATTGATTTATATTTAAGTCTCTTAGACTTCTTATATCTACTTTTTGTTCTATACATAATTATTAAATTGTTGGGGTTCCAAAATAAGGCATAGGTCGTCTAGCCTTAACATGATTGTGTAAATAGACATAAAGATTTTCATCTCCTGTAGTAACAGCAAATACTCTATCTACTTCATCTTCTTGACATTCTACAAAATTTGCATTAAGTGCTGGTCTAGAACCAAAGATTCTTCCCATATGCCACATATCTAATGTAGTTCTAAATTCTCCGTGTACTGTGCTTGGAATATATTTATATTCAGCATATCTAGGAGTATATCCAAATACTTCATCGTTTAAGGAATCTGTTGCATCTGCATATACTTCTCTATTCAAAATTGGTTGTTCACCAATATTTGCAAATGATGGCCAAAAATATTCAAACTTATCGAATTTTTGGAAATGCTTAGGGATACCTTGTTGATAAGCCGTTTTAGGCATAACAGTCATTAATCCCATAATATATCCGTGTTCTTCACACTTGTAACTAACATAATTAGAAGAGCCAACTGAAACACCGTGACCGGCCATGTTACCTTGTGGGGTAGTTTCTGACGCGGCGTCTGATGTTTGTAATACTTCACTTATGGAGATCGGTGTAGCTGACCCTCCTAAAAATTCTGGCCTCTGTAATCTAGCGTCTGAACTTTGAACTCCAAAGTGAGCGAGAATAACTTCTATATATCTTGAACCGCCTCTGGCGTTTCTTTCTAACCACTCTTGTAATCTAAACGCCCTTCTTAAGTCGTTAATGCTTGAAGCTGTTGCATCTGATAGATCTACTTCAGTATGTTGTGATATATCTAATTGTCTTGGGCTTTGACCACTTAAATTAGGTGCTACTAAATCTCCAATTTGTCCAGCTTGAGATGATGATTCTAAATTACCACCAGAAATCAGTGAACCATCTGTATTCTTAACAATAGAAGCTAAGCCAGTGTCACTAGCTGATCCTGTAATATTAAGTAGAGGTGCTGTTGTTCCTAGTGGAATAGTTGCTTCTGGTCCTTTCTGTGTCCAAGGTAGAGCACTTGTAAAATAATC